CGCCAAGAGTTTTCCAGTGGTCTTCAAATTCATCAACTTGAAAATACATTGGTGCGCCTTCGCTTGAATCCTCTACAACTTCTTTTATAAGTTTCTTGGATCTTCCAGCGACCTTACTCTCCACTACTTTCTCTGATAGTTTAGTGATAGCATTGGAAAAGTTTGTAGCTTCTTTTGCTTTTACAAATACATCTTTGACTATTCTTGCTTTATCTGGAGTGGTAGCGAGAACGTAAGACGCTCCTCCCATACCTCCGCCCATAACCATTGATGCAAATGTTTCATCTATAAAATCTGAAAGAGAAACTTCTTCACCCTTAGCAAGATTTGCAGCTTGCCCGCCTGTACCTTCACTCAAGGACTCTACCATGAGAGCCTTACCTGCGGCTTTAACGTAGCCTGTCTTATTAAGCATTGCAGTCTTTAAAATCTTACCTGCCCACACGGACCCTATTGCTTCAATGGAGCCGATTGTCAGACCCGCTTTAACTGCTTTATCTACCGCTTCACTTATAAATTCTTTGTCATTAAATATTGCTTCAATCACCTCAGGGTTTCTTAACTCCTCAGGATTTTTAACTTTGTTTCTTATTTGTTGGTCTAGCTCAGACAGAGTAGATGTACCTACACTTCCTGCCCATATACCTCCACCCGCGCCTAGTCCTGCTCCGACAACTCCGCCTGAAATAATTCCAGGTATACCAAATGGAGACAACGCCGCCGCTCCGGCTTTAGATCCTGCAAGACCACTTGCGGCTCCTACAACCATTGGTACAAGCATAGATTTCGGAGCGTCAACTGCGTAAGATTTTACGTTAGCTCCTAACACTGCAAACTTATCAAATAGTTCTTCAACTGTTTCAACGGACCCACTTCCAAAATCTTTTAGACCTTGTAGTATGTCACCGTCTGCGGCTCTCTTTAATCCTGTATATGCTTTCAAGGTTGCGGCATCTAATTCTTTTTTAGATATTGCATTTAATCTGTCAGCTTCTTTTTTATAATCGGGTGCTTTGTCCTGTCTGTCCAAGGACACACCATACATTCGAGCTATCTCTGCATAACCTTCTTTATCTAGTCTACCGAATAAACCTAAACCTATTCCTACTTGTCTCTCGGCATCTAGTAGTCCTGTCTTACCACTTTCTTGGAAGTCCTTACCAAAAGATGTAGTTGGTTTAAACTTTAACTCGCTTGATGTAGCGTCAATTTGTTTTAGGTTGTCTAGGTCATCATGCACAAGTGCAATTCTATCTTTGTCATTTAATACTTTAGATAGATTTGGATTTGTCTCTCTAACAGACCCTATCTCTTTAGACTTTCTCGCACGCATTATTGTGTCGTAGTTTCTCTCTACAAAGTCTACTGGAGTGTCTAGCTCATCCGCTATCTTTGCGTACTCGGCATGTCTGTTCGGATTTTTATCTGCCCCGAGTGCGGCGTTTATTCCATAGTGAAGGTTTTCTTTTTTCTTTCGTTCTTCATTTAATTTAATGTATTCGTTTTCTTCCTGGACAGGTTCGACGACTTTAGCTTCCTCGCGTATTTGAGGAACTTCTAGTTGTGCATCCTTAATAGGTGCGCCTTCAATACCGGATTGTGTTAAATCTTCATTCATTATTTAGAACCTTCTAATTTATTTAAGTACTGTTCTAGTGCAGCTTTCTCAGTATAGTTAGGTCCTAAGAATGCTTTGATCTTTGCCACGTCCTTTTCAGGGATATCATCAAATTCTACTTTAAATTTTCTCTTTCTTTTATCTGGCACAAAGAACACTCTTTCTTCAAGAACTACTTCAGTAACTAAATCATTTGTTATTTTTTCTACCACATCTTGAGGCGCATTTTTAACATTGTTTTTTCTTTGCCAGTCTATTACCCGCTCTTGCACTTTTCTTCTTACTTCATCCGCGTCGTCACTCTTTGGATTTATACCTAGTGGCTTCATAACGCTGTTCATTGTTTGAACGTCAGACATGAATTGCCCAAGATCCGCGTCATGCTTTCCAACACTTCCACTTCCAGAAGCAAGATTTTTTTGCATGTCAATAAACTTCATTCTATGTTCATTAGACAACCTGTCTGCATAATCATTTATGCTTGTTTCTAAAAACTGCTCACGAGTACTAGGGGTTCCTGCAAGTCTCATCAAGTCATTGTAAACAATTGGATCGGTATCTGGACTATGTTTGCCTTTTGCAATTATTTCTAAAAGATTATTTAATACGCGCTTTCTTTTTTCTGGAAGTGCATTTAATTCATCCGCAGGTATCCCCTTAGTATTCCTCATTATCTGAAGCTGCTCAATGTACTTGCCCATCTTCGCTTCATCCGCTTCAAACTCAAACTTCTTTTTCTCTTCATGTCTGAGTTTAAGCTCGCTTACCACTGCGACTTTAACAGAAGGGTCTTCAATATTTTTTCTAGCTTTCTCTACTGACTCGCCTAGTGGAAGGTTCTCGCTCATTATTTGTGCAGCGTATGTCTGCACTTTGTTTCTTTCATTTTCCGCACGTAGCTTATTGGACAGGAATTCATTTGTTTCACTGTCTACAATGCCCGATTCTTTCGCTCGCTCAAATTCTATATTGGCTTGATTAATTTTACCGTTATTTAAATAGGAGGTGATAACACCTCTAACAACGCCACTAGTATGCTTTCGCTCAAGTGCCTTTGCTTGTTCCGGAGTTAGATTCATCGTCTTATCATAGCCAACGATGCCTTTCTCTGGGTCGCCGTATATAAGTGTCCGCATCTTATTAATCGATTCTACAGGTTGATCCGTGTCGTAATTGTTTACTGCGGTATCTTGTAATATTTGAAGCGACCTTCCAGCTTCTTCAACTTCAAACTTTTCATTCTGCTCAAATATTTGTTTTGATAATCTAGTTTTATATTTTGATACGTACTCTTGATTTTTATATCGTGCCTGTTCTTGTAACTCTACTGAGCCAAGTTTAGAAGCTGATTGCTCTAGAGCGTCTTCATAGTTTTTTACATATTCATCGTATGCAGTGTTAGCTTCTTGTCCGCGCTTATTTACAAAGCCTGTATCTTTATTCCAGTAATGCTCGTCTGCTAAAAGGGTAGCGTCGTTTTCGTGAGACTGAATCATTGTCTGATTCGCTCTTTGTTTTGCTTCCGCCATTTTGTTAGCAATTACTGTGCCTTTGTCTAACACATTCGCGGCAGCATTTAAAACATCGGCATTCCCTACAGGTGCCTTGGCTTCTACGTTAAACCCTCTACTTGAGAAGGCTTGTTGTTGGACTGAATTATTTTGTGACGTTGGTATTCTTGGCATTATCCCATTCTCCCAAACGCACTCATTGCAGTACCTGCACCTTGTAGGTAGCCTGTAGCAACGGTGCTTCTTGCCTGCGATTTTGCATAAGATTGATCAAACATCGATTGGCTTTTAATGTTACTCTGCTCTATCTCTAGCCCTAAAGACTCTCTCCATGCGTTATTCTTAATAGTCATTTCATCTTCTTGAGATAACTTGTACTCTTCCGTCTCAAGATCCATTGCTAGTTCGCTATCTACATCGATGCCTTGCGATGCCATCGCCACTTTCTGTGAGCCGATTATTTGTTTTGTTTGTTTTTGTCTCTTAGTTATTTCACCGCTTGCAATGTCAGCAAGGTCTCTCTTTTTTAGATTGAGTATTTCTTCATTGAACTTAGCTTGCATCGCTTGGAATTCAGCTTGTCTTCTAATTGCTTTGGCTTGGTTGTTTGCTTCAATTGCTTGAAGCCCGCCCATTACAACTCCCATTCCTGCCATTATTAATGGAACCATAGTCTACTCCTTAAAAAGGAAACTTACCTGAAGGATTAATAGATAGAATTGTCATAGGAATCGGATCAACCTGTCTAATAAATACTCTTCCGTTTGAATTCCAATGAGGTTCAATCATTACACTTATATCTCCAGTTTTTAAATCTACTGGACTTTCATAGCCTTCTTCGTTTCTTATTTTAAATTCTACTAAACTCTCTAAAGGGTCTGTGTCATCGTCACTAGGTGGCTTCGGTCCGCACCATATACCCCTAGTGTCTTCGACAAATAATGTTACTTTGCCAACTAGTTTACTTTTATCTACTAGTGACTCTCCATTTGGTGAATCGATATCTAGTGTTTCAACGTCTGACTTATATGGAAGTCCTACGTGTATAACGCCGTAAGGTTTATCAAGTGTTATCTTACCGTTCGCTACTGTCACAGTTGTATACGCGTCATTGAAAGGAGAGGCTACGACGAACTCATCTGCAAATACAGATACGTCTTCACCTTCTAAGTGCCACAGACCTGCTACCTCATCAACCGCTCTAGTCCACACAAGTGTGGCAGTAGTTCGAAGTGAAGCCGGCACAGTTCTATTAGGTAGTACACTTACTACAGTTGAAGATGTATACGCCGTTATTTCGGCACGTATTACTTCACCGTCTGCGCCTGTTAAATGTATTTCGTTTCCTATGTCAGTAGATGCGAATGTGGCACCGCTTGCCGTTAACGTAAGCGTTTCTGTATATACCCAAGTAGAGCCACCGGACAGAGTCATAGTGATTCCACCTGTATTTCTACCATCGTAAGTAAGTGCCGAGTCCATAAAGATATTATCTACTACGTCGACTACTTGTCTTGATGTAAGGCGTTCGATATACCTAGCCGATCTTCCGTTTATAGTTCTATTTACTACTGTGTAAACTACGTCCTCATTTCCTTCAGGTACTACAACTACGTTTTCAAACAATCCGCCTTGAGTATCATGGATGTGCCACGCTACTACTTGCTGCGATTTAACGTAAGTCATACCTAGAAGTACACCGTCTGAACGTACAACCCATACGATTGAATGAGGTATTTGTTGATACGCCCAATCGCTAAATGTGTACTTGTCAAACAAGTGTGATGAAAATATTGATAGATCATTTCCAACGTATCCATCATTGTCGAAGTTGAAAATAAGATCTCGTATAATAGACCCTCTAGCTTGTTGATACAGTGCCGAGTTATCTATTAGTAGCGGTTGAAGTAGACCACTTCCGTTATATGAAGACTGTCTTAAATTTATAGTTGTAGGAGTTAGTACTCCTCCGTCACCTTCCGCCGAAAACTCTCCTCCGCTTGTGAGAATAACTAATCGACCAAGATCTAGAAGCGACTTCACTTCGTTAACTTGTCGTCCTGCCATTGTAAAAGTAATAGCGTCATCGGATTGACTAGGTGAAGAAGTAGTAAAGTTTTTGAAGTTCCCTGTACGAGAAAGCCAAATCTTTTCAGTGTCGTTATCTGTACTGGCAAACGCTAGTCTTTGTTGTATATACGTCACCGTGCTAGGATAGTTACCTGTACCGATGAAAGGGTTTCTTGTTGTTGGAGGTGTATAAGACGCGTTGGGTGTAATGTTTATATCTAGAAATGATGTACCACTTGCTACACCGATTTGACCATACACGCCGTTAGATTCTTTATATATGTTATATTCTTCCGCGTCCGCAGCTACCGTCCACGTTATAGTATGTGGCGCACTAGTTGAAGGAGCCGCTGCACTTGTTAATTTAACAAACGCTTTTTGAATAGTTCCACCACTTGTGTACGTTGTATAGTTAGTAGAGTCAACGTCTAATAATTCTAATGTATTTGTAGCTACGTTGTTAGCAATAAATCTTCTTCCGTTTAACTCTGTCATTCCGACAATGCCGGATAAATATATCTCTTCACCGTTTGCAATGCCGTGAGAGTTAGATGTAACTACACATGGGTCAGCTTTAGTGATTGCACTAATTGCAGTCGTTGCCGTTGCAGTAGCGACAAGGGATTCCTCTCCTGTCTCTTCGTTAACCGCTGTTACTTTATATCGGTATGTATTTCCGCCCGCGCCGCCTGCAGAACCACTTAGTGCAGTAGGTGCCGCTTGGTCCGGTGCAAACGATATAAGAGACATAGTCCAAGAAGTATCACCTGTTCGAGATAGCTCATAAGGTGGCACATCTGGAGAAGCTATAGTTATAACGTCACCTGATTGTACGTAATTTAAATATGGAAGATATGCAGTCGTGTAAGGTGTGCTTATTTGATACACCTTCGCCGCTGTACCACCGCTTGAATACGCAGTGTAGCTAGTTGAGTTAATATTATTTAACCCAGTTATATCTGTTAATTCAAATGTGTTTGCTGTTACGTTAGCAATTTTAAAATTTCTATTATTTACCTGAGTCATTCCTGCGACAGAGTTTATATAAACTTCATCGCCGTTTGAGTATCCATGTCCTGCGATTGTGACTACTGCGGGATTGGCTTGAGTAATCCCAGTGATAACTTTTTCTGTGTAGGTAACTTGTGCGCCGTCTTTAATGACTCGCATGTACACGTCACCAAATTCTAATACGTATGTTTGATCGGCGTTAAATACAAACGGGATAAGTCTAACTGCAAACGATGAATCGTTTACTTCGCATACAAACTTAGTGCCTGGTCTGTTAGCAACGCCGCCGTATCTAAGGATGATATTGTTTCTACATGTACGAAGACCTGTAGCGTATTTAACAAGATCTACCCTCGCGTAAAGCGAAGGAGAAATTTCACCTGCGGAAAAGGATCTTTGTGATAATGTAGTCACTTACTCTCCGTAAATCATTGATACAGTGTTTTCGTCTTCCTTCTCAAGGTACATATCTGTAATCTGTAGCTCTACAGATTTTCCTTTCTCATCGCCTTCACTTTCTTCTTGAGTAATACTTATTATCATGGCAGATGCTTCGAAGTTTATAACTTGATCTACTGCAATGTCTTTAAGCCCTAGCTTATTTAGTTCTTCGGAACTAAGACGTATGCGCAGACCATAAGGATATTTAGGTTTCTTGTCTGCCAAATTTGGCACAGAGAAGTCTTTTCTTTCTTGAACAGTTAACATCATATTAGGCATATTATCCCCTTACCGTTAGTGATTCTGACTGAGGCATTAGATCTTGAACTTCTTCATTCATATCTGCTTTCTTAGCATTATCTAATTCTAATGCGTATTGTGCAAGCATCTCGCTTTTTAATTTGAACGGGTCCCCCGCTGTAACTCTCGGCGCAATATATGCAGCAAGTTTAAACGAAAGAGCAATAGTAAATGGAGTAGAAAAATATGTAGGATCTTCCACGTCCTCAGTGTATTCAACACTAGCATCTTCTTGATCGCTAAATACTAGTTTACCTGAAGAGTCTTTAGATATTTTATACGGCACTTTAGACGAAAGGGTATCTCGTCTACTCCCAGATAAAATCTTTCTAAGGCTTAAGCAGTCTACTGGATAACGATAGCTATATAGCCAGTCGTCGTTAGGTTCTTCTTCGATTAAGTTTAACACCGCTTCTTTCGTTGCAAATGTCCAATCATAATCCATGAGAACCGCTTGCCTTGCTACATCGTAAAAGCGTCTACATGCAGAAGCTTCCTTAGATTGCTCAGTATCTAGGTTTGCAATCTCCTTGCCCATACCTAAATGCGAGATCGCCATGTTTGCAATTTCAGTTGAGCTAGACATTACTTCAGTCCTATGATGCCAGTAGCAGTTGTACTAGTTGAGAACACTCTAGTTACTGACAACTCTAAAATACCAACGGGTACTGCTAACAATGTTACCGTATCCCCTGCGAGAGTTGTTACTTTAACCGCTCCTGCCCCGCCCACGTAAAGTGCCGATACAGAATCAGTTAAGTTGTTGTTGTCGTCTGGAGTAATTGAAACCGCTCCACGGTAGTTATCTTTTTTTACTTTTATTTGTGCGTACGAATTAGCTGTTAATAAAAACAGTAATGAAATTAATAGTTTCATACAATCCTTTGCATTAAAGGAGAGTGAATTTCTCCACTCTCCTATTTGTTAATTAAATAACTTCGTCGTTTGAACTTACAGGATAGACTTTCTTCCCGGCTTTTTTACTTGGCGCGTCCGTTGAATCATCAACTTTCTTCATCCAATTAGGAGAGAAGTCTTTTTCACTTTTAATAAAAAATGATTCCCCTTCTCTTCTTCTTTTATTGCCATAGTAACCAAGTTTAATAGCTATCACTTTCATTCAAAAACTCCTTAAGAAATAGTAATATTATCAGGGTGTGCATAATACTTACTTACCATACTTAATAGAGTTACGTAAGCAGATAAAGTAACAGTCGGAGTAGTTCCACCAAGAGTGTAGTTCACTCTGTAGTACTGCTCAGAAAATGATTGGTTCGGAATAAACGGTAAGCATACAGTAGTTCCCGCTGCAGCTCCTGCAGGGATTGTAAAGCTTGCTACAGTTTGAGCCGATCCAAAAGCTTCGTCGCCGTCTGTTTGTAGAGTAGCTACATACGTTTCGTTTCCTGTCGTGTTGTCTGCAGCTACTTCAATAGCGAGCACTAGAGCTAGAGGCTCTCCTGCAGAAACTCCGGCAAGTGTGCCGAAATCGATTACGTTTGTAGAAGCCGCAGTAGCTGTTAAAGCTTGCGAGTCTGATAGTAATAATTGTGCGTCTAAATAAGCCATAAATAATTCTCCTTTAATTTAATTAAGATACAGTAGCTTCTGTTTCTGTTAATGCATCACACTTCTTAACTGGAATACCTCTGAAATGTGGCATCAATTTACCGTCAACCATTTCATAGCCTAATCCGCCGCCGCTGATAACGTCATCGCGTCTTTGGATATCGAGCATCTGAATACAACTTCTGTTCATGTAGAATACGGGTTTACCTGCGTTAAGATTTGGAATTCTGTGAATTGCCTTAATCATTAACTCGATAAGATCCGCTGCAGATGATTTCGCTACTAGGTTAGAGATGTCGATGTTCGCGATACGAACTGCATATCTCCAATCTTTAAGCGCAATCCCCACTTTCCAATGGAATCGATCTTGGTAAGCACGAAGTCTTGTACCTGCAATTGAAGTTGAAGTTTGAACAGTTTGTAAGCCTAGATCTTCGTGATCTAAACCAGCTTTAGTTCCTTTAGGAAAAATTCCACATACAGTTCTCTCACCCCAAACAATCAACCATACAGATGAATTGTCAGAACCAGAGCCGCCGCCGTTGATTACGTTTTGTCCTGAGCCAGTTCCACCTAATGCAGAGTATCTGATAGCTAGACCGTTGAATTCTTCTGGAGCAGTCGCCGCGTTTCCGTAGAAAGCAGTTGAAGCCATTTCTTGGTTCATTGCTTCGATGAATGCTGAAGCTTCAGAAAGTCTGAAAGCGTTAACGTTTCCGTTTAACTCAGCTACTTCCTTATCACATTCCGACCATGCTTCTAACATACCACACTGCTCATCAATTTGTGCAGTAAGTGACTTAGATGGTTGAACACCTTGGTTAAGTAGTTTCCAGTAAACATCTGGTAATCCAGTTCTAACACTTGAGCGATGTCCTGTCGGTAGGTTCCCCTCAATCCACAACATGTCATCTAGTAACTCGTTAGTTTGAGATAGCATTTCTACTACTACTGAAATTTTGCCAGACGGATCTAGCCTTTTTGCGTGGTCTGCAAGCGTTAATGCATTGCTTGATAATGTTGCCATTTTAAATTCTCCTGTTTAATTAGTTTTTAGTTCCATAAAATAATTCTTCCGCTGATCTTGGTGCCATGTGAGACTTCGCCGTAACGATAGAATCATCTGACATCATTGCTCCTACTTGAGAAAGAAAACGTACCATCTCTGGATGGTCGCCGTAGCCTGTCTCATTAAGAAGCTTAATAAACTCTTGATTCCCAAAACGTGTTACAACTTTCCTAGCGTTTTCTGCAGTCTTTGCTAGGTTAGCTCCTCCGAGAACTTTGTCATTTACGACACTGTCTCTCCACGCTTGTAGTTCAAGATCTTGCTGTTCACTTTCGGTTTTTTGGATGTGTTCAAGAAATTTTTCTTGATTGGATAATACTGCCTGAGCAGCTTCCTTGCTTAACTTGTGTTCGATTGCAAACGATTTCATCGCTTCCAATGTACTCGGATCAAGCAAACTCCCTTCCTTAAGTGTCAGCTCGTAATCAATTGTAGATGTAGTCTCTTTCACTTCGTCTTTATTTTCCGTCTGCGGTGCTACTTCAATTTCGCTTGCTTCCGGTTTTTCACTCTGTGGTGCTACTTCTTCTACTTTATTTGAGTATAAAGCATTTTCAGTTTCTTTGGTAATAGATTCTTGCACTACTACGTTCTCATTCGCTTGCATCTAATTTCTCCTTAGTTTTATTTTCTTTCATGAGTTTTAGAAGTAGGTTCTCGTCTGAAGCTACTATTTCACTCATTATGAAGTGACCTAGATCTTGTTGACCTGCAAGGTAGGACATTGTTTGTGAGTCTTTATTAAATGTAGACGCAAACGTTCCACACTTTTCAAGTATCCTCCATATCAGTCTTCTACCCGATGCATTCGATAATACTGTTCCGATATCTGTTAACTCTCTTCTTCGCGCTTCAATTCGCTTTAATTCATCTAACTCCATTAGCCTACCCCTTGAGTGCTTAACACTTCAGTCAGTGCAGAGTTGTCAGTGATGTTTGTCTCACTTAGTTTCTTAGCACTGTCTACTGCCTGCGCCTGCATTTGCATTTTCTGAATAGCTTGCGCCTCAGCTTGCTCCGCTGCACGAGACTGCTCTAACTCTTCTTTCGTTCTAAGTAGTTTAGATGAAGCACCTAATTGGTCTGCATACATCTCAACAATTTCTTCCATGTTTAATTTCTGAACGATTGATTGATCAAGCTGCGCAGCTTGTCCGACAAATCCTACAAGTCTTTCAATATGAGAAATACCTGCAAGTCTTTGAGCCTGAGCCATGATTGAAACGTATTCAATTTTGTATTCTTGATCGAGTAACTCTTCCGGCGCAGGAGGAAGCTTGCCTTGTTTTTCTAAAACGTAGAATGTGTTTTCGATTAACGGATCAAGTAGATCTTGATTCACTCGCTCTAACACCGGACCAAGTGCAAGAAGTTTTTCTTCTTGACGCTCTTCAATTTCTGTAGCTGTAATTTGTCTACGATTAGAACGTGAAAGCATAAGGAATAAATCCTCATAGTATACTTGTAAAAAACTATTACGATAACAATCTGCAAGAGACACAGATAGACGTATGCCACATAATACTTCCGAATGAAGATTATAAGATTGGATCAATTGAAACTAAACATAAAAGA